CGCATTCTTTAGGAATGACTCTCCGGAGCCTCCCTCAACTTTCTCAAGACTGACAAAAGCGTTGTATGAAGGCTCTAAGAATCCAATGGCATCGTCTGAATAGTCGCCAAGAATAAACACGCGATCAGGGTGAATCTGGACTCTACGACTCCCACCATTTGATAGATATTCGGTGTATTCCCACATAGTGGGTAGACCGTATGTGATTGAGTTGATATCCGTATCCAGCGAATAAGGTTTTAAAGCCCCAGCCCATACAGGAGTGACCTTTTTTAGCCCCTTACCTTTAACTACAGGCTGATTCCAAGCCTTGTTATCACGGATGTGAAGCAATATCCCAGACCACCGGCCAACCAATCGACGCTTATCAGCTTCAGCAAAGCTATTCCAGAGTCTGTTAGTGAATACCGGTTTAATCTTCCCTTCCCAAGCAGTAGCTTTCTTCGCTTTATCGAATTTATCGCCTTCGATGATTTGCGGATTAGACTTCCAACAGTGGGATATGATCTTGTTGACTGCGCCAAATGCAATGCCGCCGCGCCGGTAGAGCTTATAGAGGTCATCAAAGGTTAAGTCCTCTTTGAAGCCATACTCACACCACGCTGAGCTTCGCTTTGCATCAAGTCCCATCGTTGGATTTAGCATCCCCATACGGGCACGCGCGTTCCTTGCCTCGTTCAACGCATGGTTGACGGCTAGCTTTAGTTTTTCGTTCATGCTGTGTCCGAATTAAAAATGAGAGGTGGCTATCTGCGACGAAGACGGCTTGGGATCATCATCCCTGCAGCAACTGGCTCGCTAAGTTCGGTTAATGCCCAAACTAAAGCGTCCAAACGGTCAGGGGATTTTTTGGCTGTCGATGGCACATATTCCATCATTTGGTTTTCCATGACATACAGACCGCCACGGTGGGCCACTCTGCCTTGTGCATAAAGCGCCGATATTGGCTCTGCTCTGGCGTATTTTCCCTTGCTAGCATGGACACGAATTATCCTGCCTTTAAATCCGGCATTTTTAAGTGTGTCCTCAGCCATATCTCCGCCCTGATTTGTCTCGATAACAATGGCGTCTGCATCATGATTTTTGTAGGCCTCCATGGCCTTTGTCGCCCACCCATTCGGTGAGTACTTTCCGCTGTAGTCAGCATCTACTGAATACTGACGCTCATCGCCACCACCGTAAGAGCTTGCGACTGCAATCCCCGTTTCATCACTCTCATCGCTATTTGTTGCTTGCGGGTCAATAGCCACAACAGTCCGTGCAAGCTCTCGATGAATATTCATCGCATGGGCTGCGCTAATCATCCCTTCATTCCAGAGCGCTCCCTCAGAGTTAAATCTGCGAGGGTTTTGCATATACTGCGCTTCGAATGTCCGCCTATGGGACTCTAGGGATACTCGATGAGATTCGTTGTGTTTGAATGGCCAGAGCCACCCATCAGGTAATCCGTGCTGAATTGGGATTCCATGGGTATTTTCTTCAGGGTATGCCTGAGAGTTGTCGATGATCACTGGCAGGTTGAGGTGGTGCCACATCTCACCAGATCCGCCTCGCAACAAGTAACCACTTAAATCGTGATAGTGGATGCGCTGCATGATGACAATCATTGGCGTCGTTTCTACGGCCAGCCGAGATTTAATTGTCTCGTTGAACCGACTGTTTACGCCATCACGAACAACTTCACTGTATGCATCATCTGGTTTGACAGGGTCATCTATGATTAACGCTCCCTGCCAGCCATCTTCCATATGCCCAGCTCGAAAGCCAGTAACCTGACCAGCAGCTGACGATGCATAAACCCCGCCACCGTGCTCAGTCCACCACATCGCCTTACTGTCTGCATCATCACGCAAAGACATTGGCCACATGGCTTGATATGCCTGTGACTTAATCATATTTCGTGTTGTTGATGAGTTGAGTAGTGCCAGATTGTGTGAGTATGAGAGGTGCATGAATCGAGCGCGGTTGTTTAAAGCTAATCCGCGCCCCATCATGTTGATGGTTGCCAATTCTGTTTTAGTGTAACCGGGAGGAACGTTGATGATGAGGCGCTTAATCTCTCCGTCTATAACCCTGTCTAGCGTTTCCTGAATCACTTTGTGGTGCGGTGCGACAATCATCTTGCCGCCGGTGCGCTGTTTGAAAAAGTATCGACTGAAGTACAGGCCGTCAGCCTCGCACATTCTCGCGCGGATCAACTCATCAGCAGTCGTCATTCTCCATCACCCGCTTTATCTCTTCAGGTGACATAGTGACAACTCTTACCGGACCGCCACCCTGACCTGTCAACTCGATAACCTGCTTGTCTAGTCCAGTTAATTTGGCTTTCCCCATAGTGGCAGCAACAGCAGCCGATGACTGAGGTGTTTCGGCACCCAGCGCCGCTTGCCTTGCCTCTTCAAGCTCAGCCAGAAGAGAATCAACTGTAACGTCATGTCGCTGCTTGATCTCTCCCTGCAATTCCTTAATCCTTGCCGTAATCTTGCCGATGTCGTATAGCTCTTTTGCTTTACGATTCACCGTTTCTGGCTTCATGTTCTCGGCGGCATACGCTTTACGGTAAGCCTCCGAGGCATTACCAGTTTCTATGTATGCCTGACAAAAAGCCTCTTGCTTCATAGTCAGACTTGACATGTTTCATTCCTTTTCTAGGAAACGCTTTGAAATCACGAAATTAACTGTTCGTGCATGCTCATGTTTATCAATTTTTCTTCTTATATATAGATCATGGCTATTTCTTAATTTTATAAAGATTTGTTCTATCTCATCGTGCTGGCTATCAAGTTCAGCTATAGACATCTTCGCCATTACGTCGTTTATTGCTCCCTCCATAACGGCTATTGGGGTAGCATGACTTGGATTTCCCCAGTCCATAATTTCAGGCATTTCTATAAGGATGTTTCTATAATTGAAGATAGAACTTTTAAGCTCCTTAAGATCCTTTATTCTTTCTTGCTCCTTCCATGTCCCTAACGCTCTGAATGCGGCAATAGCTGCGACTAAAGTTGCAATCCCTGAAAACCATGTGCCAATCATAGACCAGAATGCAATAGTATCTGCGCTCATCTATCTCCCCCCTTTTATCAAAGTAGAGAGATCATACCCTAATTAAACAACTTCTTCCGTTATCGGCTTGAATGTGATTTCACTTAACTCATCCGGCTGAATGTATGTCCATGAGCCGTCATGTTCTGCAATAGCAAATAGACCGTTAACCAGTCTTGGCTCTTTGGCTGTCATGACGCCTTCGTATGTGGTTCCGTCTTTCTTTGTTGCTTTGACGTTGTACTTATCAGCCATAAGCGAACATTCCTCTGATTTATGAGTATCCGCCCTACGGCGCCATGTGAACTTATGCTGCAATATCGTGTGCTCTCAGTGAAAACACACTGTATTGCTCCATGATTCTTCTGCCACGGTTCATGTTACCGCCATGAGAGCGAGTGGTAATCGCTCGGCATTGGTCGTTATTGATGTCTCTGTACGCTAACGGTCAGGAGAGGAACCGGTTGTGGCTAATACAGAGATGCTGCGACAACCCTACGCAATTTGATTTGGTTAGCCAGACTCGCCCCGCTTCGCAGAGGTGCTAACTGACTTACGGCTTACCCGTCAGCAAGATTGGATCACCATCCTTTCGGGGTTATGCAATCTGTTTCCTTGTCGGGAGGAATTGGTAAGAGCCGTTGTGAAATAGGCTCTCAATGCTTTAGATGTGAGCAAATTTGCGCATATTTCACAGGTGCTAACGCTTGGGATTTTTGTCTGCTAGCGTCAGTAAAACATCGAGAAGGATTTCCGCCTTCTCGACATTCGATACGCCTAGAGATATCCGTCCGCAATTCAAATATTGGAACCCATCCTTCAGGTAGCGACGAATAGTCTCTAATTGCTGCTTTTCATTTTTATTCATGATGGCAGCCCCGGTATCTTGATTTGCAGCTTGGCATAAACCTCTTCTCGCTTATCCAATAGATGCTTCTTCCTGCCACCAACACCCCAATGATTCATTTGTCTTGCGCAGTGACTAATTTCAGTCATCTCTTCTTTGATGACGTGATCAATCATGTTTGCGTCAGCCATGAAGCTAGCAAGTGATATCAATTCTCCTGAGAAGAATTTATCTAGCACGGTGTAAACGCCAACTTTGAATGCAGGATCGATATGGCCTGCAAACTCATACGCCACATAACGACTACCAAACGTTCCGCCGTGCTTACCTCTCACTGTTTTTAAATGGGCTTTCAAATCCCATTTAGATAATTCCTTAACAAACAGTTGAGTAGACTCAAGTCTTGAAAATTTGTACGGGCGAAGGTTGTTTATGTCTCTTCCTGATAAGAATTTATCATCACCTGACTCGGCTCTTGCCTTTGCTATCTGCCACATGTCAGTAAGGCAGACCATCCCATCATCATCAATTCGAACAGGGGTATTGAATAGTGTTAATTCTTTCATCGGTAGTTACCTTTTAGAAACGAGCCTTGTTGCCCAGAAACGCCAGCGCATAGAGACGGCTACCGGCCTAAACCAGCATTTCTCCAAGGCTTGTTTCTGTAAGGCTCTATGCTTTTGAATGCACCGGGCATGGTGCGGATGATTGCTTCAGATATAAAAAAGCCCCACCGAAGTGAGGCTCTATTGGCACTGGGTGCGGATATAACTTTGCAACCCGTTAATCATTGTTTCGGATTGTCTGATTCGTTCGACGAGACTGAGATAATCCCGTTCAGCGGAGTCATTAAGTCGGGGGCTGGTTGCATCAGGCTTGCCGGTGGCGGCGGTGGCTTCGGGCAACTTTGCACAGTTGGCCGCGATGTGCAGCCGCTTAGTGCCGTTACCAAGATCAGTGCGCAGACGCTCAATTTCACTTTTTGCATTTGCTAATTCCTGAGTGACTTTGATATCCAGCTCGGCGGCCTGTACTCGTTGCCGCTGGATGTTTTCGAGGTCTGCTTTCTGCTGATTGGCTACCTGAGTGATTTCTTTAAGTTCGGAACTGAGAGACTGCATCTGGCTTGTCGTGTACCACATGCCGACTAGTAGAGCGATGATGACAGCGATCAGCGCGGTAGTTACTCTACTCATGACAGGAATAACCGACGTTCTTTAGAGCGACGAATATCAAGCCCGGGTAAAACCTTTCCTGCCGCTTTATTCCAACGCAAGAATTCATCAGCCGCGCCAGCGTAATCACCTGCATTCAACTTTTTCAGCAGAGTGGATTTTGCAAAGTTCCCGCCACCTACATTGAAGATAAACGAGCACAATGCATCAAACTGGTTTTGGTTAAGTGGAACCTTAACGCAGGTTTCAATAGTGATGTAAATCGGCTGAAGGTCATCTCGGAGGAATTGCTCGGCTTGTGCCTGAGTAATAACGTCACCTTTTGAAACGCTATGTGTATGGCCGTATCCAATAGTCCACGGTTTACCGCCAGTACCAGGATCGGGATACGCTTTATCCTTAAACCCTTCTGAATCTTTAATCAACCCCTTTCCTTTCTCACTAATTTGCATGTGTGCCACTCCTCCGAAAAATATGCATGACATTACCGCGCGATAAGAACAGCGATACGCATAGAGTTATGTTGATGATGGTTTCTGCGAGGTCTGCTCTGATGTATGTCCCTGTAACTATTCGAATGGTCACAGCAGCACAAGCCACAATGAGAACATAAGCAAACGCCGAACCTATCCAGTTATGCGCGCTGGTTTGTCGTTGAAATGTCAGGAGACGTACAGCAATCAAGAAGCATGTGATGGCGTTAATGTTCAATAACAGTATGTTAATTGTCATCTTCCACCACCTTTTAAATTGAAGGTTGGGTTCTTGGCTTTCGAAATTACAGCGATCAGTATCCAGACTATTGTTGCTGATGAGATAAGTGCACCGATCGGTTTTTCTACAGTGACTGACTCAGGAATTATCGTGCTTAGCATCGCCGTCGAAAAACCAGCAGTTAGAACCCCAAGGACAAAGGCCACTATGAAAAACGCCATGCGCTTCCAGATTGGGAATTCAGTAGCTGATAAGACAAATACGACGGCACCTGCAAACGCACCAATGACTACGCCAGCGTCAAGCCCAGAAAGCAGACCAACTAACGTCACACCAGTAACAGCAACAGTAGCCGCGCCAGTGCTAGTAGTCGGCTCTAACATTTGGGGGTACTCCATTTTGTTTTTTAGATTAGCGTCACCCGTATCCATGCCAGACAAGGAATGTGTGAGTGCGGTTGGTTGGTTTTGGATGACGCTAAATTAGAATTGGTGCTGGGCAAAGGAATCGAACCTCTGACGCGCTGCTTACAAGGCAGCCGTTCTACCACTGAACTAGACCAGCAGTTGGTGCGCCATTCAGGGATCGAACCTGAAACCGATAGCTTAGAAGGCTATTGCTCTGTCCTGTTGAGCTAATGGCGCTAAATTAGAATTGGCGGTGAGTTAGGGATTCGAACCCTATACCATTCGGTTAACAGCCGACCGCACATGCCTTATGTGCTTCCTCACCAGAATGCAAAAAGCCCCGCACGATGGCGAGGCTTGAAATTGGGTTTGTGGTGGCCGGTGCTGACTCTCCGGCATAACTACCGTTTCAATGAGTAGCTGTTTCACGCGCATCAGCCTGCGCATTCACCACAACTGTCATGAGCACTGCCAGGCGTTGTCACAATCGGCCGCAAGTTTTCAGCTTCTAGCATACTCATGGCGGCTGATTGCCGTTCCGACTAATACTCATGCAGTTGTGCAGCACACCAAACGCTCAGGTTTACCCTTCTTCGCTGAGTGATGTGCTGAAAACTAAAAAGGCCAGCGATTAAGCCAGCCTTTCCTTTGAAACCCACGTTAAACATCTTCACGGATTTCTAGTGTTAGAGCTAGATTATTCTAGTTTTCTGCATTTTGCAAGCAGCAATCGTTACCGGATTGAAACTTTCTTCAAGTTAGTTGGTAACTTTCGCAAGTTCGCGATTCGCCCCCTCTTCGGATGAAAGCAGTTCTGTGATGAGTTGCTCGTAGAATGGCTTTATTGCCTTATCCCATACTGTCGCTGATATTGCGTCAGTGTGAGCGCATATAGCCCTAAATGCTTTTTGTGCTGGTATGCGCTCATAACCACGGCCTGAGCATTGTTTACAGGTATGTTTCACTGGTACGCCCAGCCGCTCCGTCTCTTCGCGATTAACAGCTTCACCGCGTCCATTGCACTTGCAGCACGCCACGGATACTTCACCCTTTCCGTTGCACTTCTGGCACATCGTATGGGTAACTTCCTCCGCATACTTCGGCGGCGTTTTCTTTCCGCATCCAGCGTGTTTCATGACCATGGCCTTTGCCCTGATAACACCTGCGCCTTTGCAGCATTCGCACTGCTCGGTTCCGGCGGCAGAACGGCAATAGTCTTTGTATGCAAACTTTGCGAGCGTTTGCACGACCTTCACCTTAATATTCATATCAAGCTTGCGTAAGGCGGCAACCTTATCGCAGTACTTGAGTCCGTATTGAGTGAGTAACTGTACAGAGCGTTTTTTATCGTTTTCGCTGATATTCATTTTCCCGTTGAAGGCAGCAAATCCGAGTGGTGCTCTACTCTGTACCATCCCCAAAGCGCACATGACATCAGTGTTGGTTAAAGCGTCTGATGCCGTTGCGCGAGGGGAGTCGCTGATCTGAGTAGATTTCGGTGAATGAAATTTGACTGTGCTTTCGATATTCATCGCTTACCCCACCTATTCTTACCGCTATCCCCACGCGAGGTCATGAATACGCCGTTTACTATGGCGTGGTGCTTGGCCTCTTTGTCTTTGAGGTATTTCCTAACTGTGCAGCGGCTAATGTTTAGCTTCTCGGCTAAAGCAGTCATGCTTCCGCGTGTATCAACTAGCATGTCGGGTATTGTTCGGATTTCGGCATTCATAATGACTCCCATAAGGTTTCGAGTGAATCAAGGTATAGGCCGCCGAAGCTGTATCGGATTTCATTGCATACGCATTCGTTGGTGGTGCTTGGGAAGAAATTAAGGAAAAAGGTTTCTGCCTTTTTGCATTCCTCCATTAAATTTTCTGCACTGTTTGGCCTGATCACGAAAACCACATCATTGAAAATTGCCGCCGTTTCACATGGGTAAATGACTTTTCTCACGCTACCTCCAGTTCGGTGATGACCACTTCCAGCTTGCCGCCCTTCACTAACTCACCACGCCGTACTCTGAAGTCATCAATCTGCTCGTCGTCTTCCATGAATCCAGCATGCACAAGCGAATCAAAGACGGCTTTTTGCAGGTTGTCTAAATCTCGACGGCGTTTGTCTGGTACGTGGGCAGTGATTGAAAATTTGAGTCTGGAGGTGGTGTGAATATCGAGGTTTTGTTGCTGGATGATGGTGATAATGTTTTGTCGGTATTTTGTGCCTTTCTCGCTGATGTAGTGCCGCTGCCTTGCGTGTCGCCAATATGTGTTTAGGCTCGGCGGGTACGGCAGCGTTAGCCTGTATTCCCTCATAGTTTTAGTTTTCCCTCTGCAATCAGAGCCGCCTGAGTTCGTATGACGCCCTCAAGGTGTGCCATGTGAGCCTCTCCAGCGTCTGTGCGCCTTGTCCTGCGGTCTATTTCATCGTGACATGCTGAGCATGCCCAAGCTCCGAATAAGTCGTTAGGCTTCATCCCTACGCCGCATAATCCAGCCATTCGATAATGAGCTAGTACTACCGTTTCGCTATTGCCGTTACATATGCCGGGCAACCGCACTTGGCATTCTCTGCCTTGAGCTTCTTTACGAAGGTTAGCCATGTCTATTCCTCGCTCGCACTCTCAGCCAACGCACATCATGCAGGTGAGCGCTGTAGTTGAAAGTTACTGTTGATATGGGTTGGGGTTTACTTCGGGGAGTGGATTTGTTGAAGATTAAATTGTCTATCGCTATTTGTGTCGGACTTCGCTGTCGTTTCATGCGGCCTCCGGTGGCTCGGGGTCGGAAGTGGCATAAATGCCGTGGTTGCCCAACAACTTTGCCAGCCTTAGAGCTAATGTCAGTTGCTCCCAGCGATCAGTGGCGAGCAGCATATTCTCTGCGGCCTTGGCTATCTCGATTAACTCAAGAACTGTTTGAGGGTCAGCAGACGCGATAAATTCTGCATCTCGCTTTTCTACCGCCGTCGCAATGACATTTTCTTTTGTGAATGAAAACTTACCGTTAACAATACCGTTGAACGTGGTTGCGGCCCTTCGCCATACTCCAGCCGTTGCAGCTTTGGCCTTCACCTCTAAATCGTCGTATTTGCTCATGCTGCTGAACTCCTGTTGTGTTGTTGAGCCCAGCGCATTACCGCCGATGACTCTTCACTAAACTTCACGCCCTGCTCCGATCCGAACCAGTAGATAGCCTCGATAACATCAATCATCTCGCTTACTCTCATTTTGCTTGTGCGCTGACCAAACATGACAACGCCGCCGCCGATACCCGGTGCAGTTCGCTGCTCTTCTTTTTTGGTCTTGGCTACCAGAGCGGTAATGAGGTCTTTCCAGTCATCTTCGTCGTACTTCTGCCCGTACCAAACAACCTGCTGAGCTAAGTCATGCAAGAGTGGCCACATTTTCCTGTTCTGAGAAAGTGTGCGCTTTGGTGGGGATAGTTCGATTTCGTATGGCTTGGATTGGTCTAGCGGGAGATTTCTGATTTGTTCGATGGCGTGACTTCTGATTTGCTCGGTTCTCAGATAGAAAACCTTTTTGGTCATGATTACCTCCCATCTGCACGACCGTAACCTTTGACCATGCAATGATTGTTTATGTAAACAGCGGTTGTGTTTAGCTCTTTAGCTATCCGCTCCTCGCAGTCTTTGCGGTCTGATTCTCCAGCTAATCCAGCGATAAATAACAGGGCAGCAATGCCAGCACCCCAGCATAAAATTTGAAACGCCAGCTTCATCACTCCCCCTTAACCTTGATGCCAGCGGAGCGGATCGCCTCGGCGCAATTCTCTAATGCGATGTTAAATCCAAGCTCGTGATCGGAAAGGGTTTCTATGTATTCCCGACGCTCAGGCAACTCAATCTCTACTGCCGCGCGGCTTGCTTGCCATGCCTCTAAGAAAAACTCATATTGAGATTGGATAAATGCGTATTTGTATCTACCAACACTCTCATTAAAAGCCATTGAATCTTCAGGCTCTCGCTTCATATAAATTTCTTCAAACTGTTCACGAATTGTCATGACTATCTCCTACCAGCTGCAACACGCTGTGTTTGTATTCGTTGAAATCATCCGCAGTGATACCTGGTACCATGCAGTCACCAAAAACAACTTCTCCATCATGGGTAAGAACAAAGCGGAACTGTTTGAAATACGAAACTGATATTTCTTTTGTTGGGCCGCCGTTCGGAACTGAGGATGGGAATTCTGGAAAGTGTTTGATTAGGTATTCAATGGCATCCGTTCGCTCTATGGCATCACGATAGTTCATAAACATCAGAAGCCTCCTTTCTTACGCGGTTTATCCTCTCTGTCTTTAGATTTTCTGGCAGCCTGCTCCTGGTCAACTTCGTAGATAATTCCGTTTCTCTGTTCTACGTGGATAACGCCAGACTCACCATGCCTGTTAAGACGCAACAGATATTCTGTTTCTGCCTGGCTAGCCTGTTCGTCATAGGCGCCCTCTCGATAGATACCAAGCCAGTAATCACAATCTTGCTCAATCTGCCCAGTATCTCGGCTGTCGCTTGGCAATGGTCGTTTGTTTACTCGTTTCTCCAAGTCGCGGTTTAATTGCGTAAGTAAGACAACAACGCAGTTCAACTCTTTCGCCAGGTTCTTTAGCCCTTTTGTTATGACTCCATATGCCAGATCGTTACGTTCAGCCTTTTCAGCTTTCATCAGTGTGAGGTAATCCACCAAAACCATGCCAACAACCCCGCGCTCTCGCTTAATACGGCGGCACTCAGCAACGATATGAGAAAGAGATAGCCCTGGAGTGTCATCGATGTATAGATTCCCGTTTTGCGCCAACTCAAAGCCTTTGGCAGATGCCATAGCAAATTTGTTGTCTTCGTATCCATCCAGGTAAAACACTTTGGAGTTAACCCTGGAGTTCTGGCTGATCATGTTTTCTGCAAGCTGTAACTTTGACATTTCAAGGCTGAATGCCAGGGCGGGAAGGTTTTCATTCATCGCGCAGTTAATCGCCATGTGGGTGTAAAGCGTTGTCTTGCCCATTTTTGGTCTGGCGCCTATGACGAATAAAGATCCTTTCACGATAAGCTTTGGGTTAAGCATGTTATCCAGTGCTTCAATTCCAGAACGTAAACCAACCGCCGAAGCATCTTGCTGTAGACGCCGGTCTATCGTATCTAGCCAATCACTAAATACATCCGAGAACGGAGTTAACCCCTGGTGACTTCCAGATCTGGCCTTTTCTTCAATCTGCATAGAAAGAGACTGGATAGCGTCACGTTTCTGATCTGTGGTCATCCCACTTCTGGAGTAGAGAACCTCGAGCATTCGGTTAGCTTGCTCAATCATCATTCTTTCAGTTGACGCATCTTTAACGGCGTTAGCATATGCGATGACATTGGCCGTGGATGGAGTATTCTTCTGGATTTCAGCCAGGTATCCAAAGCCCCCTATGTTTTGCAATTCACCCATTGCATCCAGGCGATCGCTCACAGTCAGCAAATCTATGACCTCGTTAGCCGCGTTCATGGAACGAACGACTTTGTAAATCATCCCGTGTCTACGGTTGTAAAACATTTCCGGCGCCAAGAAAGAAAAAACGCGCTGAACTCTATCACTCTGCGCGTCTAAGGTTATTGCACCGATCACAGCCTGTTCAGCTTCTGCATTGCTCGGTGGTAATTTGTAATCATCGGTCATCATGGGCTCCTTCACGAACTTTGGCGTAGACACTGTCGTCTAACAGATATTCAAGGTCTTTCTTTCTCCAGGTGGTGCCTCGGTTGGCATTCTGGCGTTCTTCAAGCATCCACCGGCAGTTGAGCGATATGTACTCCAGGTAGTTCCTCCAGTCCTGCATTGAGAACGCATGACCATCTAGCTGCCTGGTAACAACTCCAGCCTTCTTCCAGAAAGTGCGTACCTTGTTTTTTCGCTTGTCAGTGAGGACTCTAACCTTTGGTGCTTCAGGGAGGATTTCGTGATAGGCATCAACTACGTCTTGGCAAGAAAGCTTTGGTTTTCCCTGCTCTGATTTTTCTGCTGCTGAGACACTCTCTTTATCTTTAGATAAAGAGTTATTAGTTATATTGTTGTTTATGGACAACCGTTGGACATTCGTTGGACAAACACCGCTGAGAGGTGCGTCATTACTGGTGTTTTCATTGGACAACCGTTGGACATTCGTTGGACAATTTTGAGACTGAAAATCATCGTATTTTAGGATAGTAATCAGGCTGAATTTACGTCCCATCGCTTCGATTTTTAACATGCCTTTCGACTCGAAACTGCGGAGCAAACTCTTCACTTTGTTGTCAGGAATGAAGGTTTCCGAAACCAATGTTGGACGACCAGTTATCATCTGCCCTCGCCCTACCATCATCTCTCCAATGTCGGTATTAACGATTGCCGGTGCATAGTTGGCTTTCAGTATCAGATGAAGCCATAGGTGTACCGCCTGAGAATCCTTGTACAGTCTGCTATCCATGAATTGACGGTGTATCAAGGCAAACCCCTTACCGGTTGCCTCCGGTTTCTCTACAGGTCTTTCCTGCGTTCTGTAGTCATCAATATTTCTAACGACGCTTAACATGTTCCGTCTCCTTCAGCCGTAATCGGATGATCCCCGTTAACCGCTCTGCAAAAGCGCGGTTATTAGAGGCAACAACAACCAGACCATCTGGAGAGTCGGGGTAACGCCGTTCCTCTTCTCTATTGCTTTTTCTACGTTTTGACATAGAATTACTCCTGTGAATTGATCCAGTACTAGAAAGTCATAGTGATCTGATAGTCGTCAGCTGTTCCCGCAGTTGGCGACTTTTTCTTTTGTGGCAATACCGATTCCACAGCCTGACGCGCTACCTCACGAATCAAACTGGTTTCCCATACCTTCTCTAGCAGTACGAACATCGTTGCCATGTCGCGGATATTGAGTCGGCTTACTTTCGATTCGTGCCACCCTGCTTGCTTT